ACTAGAGGGATAGGGGGGATAACCCCCCCTGGGGTCCCCACACAATTGGGGCAGTTTCACTCAGATCAACATCCCTGGTCACTGCAGCCTCAACAAGAGAATTTGAAATGATGGTGTCCTCTGTCGTCTCAGCAAAATTACCCTTAATTCTTATGGCATATGTGGAAGAGTCAGTTCCATATCTCTCTGCCATTTCAGAAATGTACTCTGGAGTAACCCTTGGAGAATTTTCACAACTGACTGTCCTTAACCACCACCGATCCTTTAGTTTAGTAAATGCATCATAGAAGTAACCCTCCGATTTTGTTGGATTCCCCACCATGATTAATTTAGAATTGGGTGTCGAAAGTGACCCTCCTGCTGCCTCAAAAATGGAATTATCAACGCTGCTTGCTTCATCACAAATCAAAAGTACATTAGCTGAGTGGATACCCTGGAGTGCTTCTGGAGTCTCTTTCCTCGCAGTTCGACATGAAATGAAGCTACCGGAAGGATCACTCTTGAGGGTGATTCTCTCAGAAAATACCTCAAATAGTTGCTGAAGTGCAGGTGGTAATCTCAATAACTGAGACTTTAACTCTGCAAACAGGGCATCAAACAGTTGAGCAGCAGTAGGGGCAGTGCAGACAGTCTTCTGGGGATAGAAGCATAACATGTGGTGAAGCATTAACCATGCACAACACGTACTTTTACCTATTCCATGTCCAGACTTTACTGCACACAATCTCTCCGTTAAAGTTGCTTCCAGTAACTCAATCTGCCAGGGGTCTGGTTCCTCTAACAGTATCTCTCTGACAAATCGAACTGGGTCGCTTTTGTACTTCTCAATAAATTCTGAGAAAATATTAATTTTTCCTGGCATGGTGCTTCTGTTGGAATTGTGTCAATTGAATGTCCTAAATCTGAATGAACCTTTCATCGGCTGAAATCGTGTAATGAATGTCAGGGTCATCTAAATCAATGCAGTCAAATGCCAATCCATCGCGCTTGGGATACTGACGGATAATCTGAGCATTAACTGTCCTTAAACCTTTTTCAAATAATTCATCTTGTAATTCAAAACTGATCTTGTCTCCAATACTGGCCATGTCGGGTACCTTAAAAATGGTTAATTTTTTTTGGGAATGAAAATGAGAGGTGTGTTGACTATGTCACCTGTCACCCCCCATGCAGACCCCAGGGGGGGTTATCCCCCCTATCCCTCTAGTAATATCAGTGACTTACAGATATAGCCATCCAAGACCCCCCATGTTCAGTTATATCATTAATGAACATTATCCTGTTAAGTATTGATATCATTGATGATTGATGTAGTGATAAAGTTTATATGTTCGATTTGTGTCATTATCGTACATATAGAATCGGGTCGCGCGGGCGCATGTGAAGGCTTATAGAGAGCTGTCTTATAGTTAAATAATCCCACTGAGAGAGATCTGAGAGTCCCAAATGGCTGAATATCCCCAAGAATTAGAAGAATTACCCCGATTTGACACTGATGCAGAATCCGGTTATGTGGATGATGCAGAAGAAGTGGAGTCTGTACCAGAAGAGATGGATGAAGAAGAGTTTGAGGGTTATGTGTCCCGGATGCTGGAAGATTCAATCCAATACTGCGATGAATTATCCACTGACAGAGTAACTGCATCCAAGTATTATTCCGGTCACCTTCCTGAACAGGATGATGAGGGCAGGTCTGGTGCCACGAGTTATGATACCAGGGATACTGTAAATGCAATTCTCCCCAGTTTGATGAGAGTTTTTTTTGGTGCGAACAAGATCATGCAATTCAATCCAAAAGGACCAGAAGATGTAGCCCAAAGCGAGCAAGTCACTGATTATATTAATAATTTGATACTCGAGAAGCAGCCCAACTTCTTTAAAACGATGATGGCAGTGTTTAAGGACGCACTTATCAGGAGAGTGGGTGTGCTCAAATTCTGGCATGAGGAAACTGAAAAAGTCACATCTTCCAGGTTCTCAGGACTGGATGAGCAACAGGCCCAGATACTGGCAGGTGATGATGATGTTGAATCTGTTGAAATGGAACCATCTGGACAGACTGCAGAGGGTGTTCCCCTTTTCAATGTGACTCTCAAAAGAAGAATAAAGGAAGGAAACATAAAAATAGAGGCACTTCCACCTGAAGAATTTCTTATTTCCAGAACTGCAAAAAGTGTTGAAACTGCTGATATTGTAGCCCATCGGAGCTACAAAACCATCTCTGACCTGGTTGCGCTCGGATATGACCGGGATAAGATTGAAGAGCATGCAGGTACAGGAGAAAGTTTTTCAAATAATGCGGAATTCTACAATCGACATGCAGATTCTGCCACCAGGCACCAGGGAAACTTAGAACCTGCATCCCGGAAGGTGCTGTATTGCGAGGCTTATGTCAGAATTGATAAAGACCAAGATAATTTCTCAGAATTGTTACGTGTATGCACCATTGGGAATGCCCACAATGTTGTCAACGTAATGCCTGTTGACCAAGTACCTTTTGTGTGCCTAACCCCAGATCCCACCCCTCACAGTTGGGACGGTGCCTCAATCACTGATATTGTTGCTGATATTCAGAGAATTAAGTCAGCAATCTTGAGAAATGTCATGGACAGTCTGGTTATGGCAGTAAATCCACGAATGATGGTACAGGAGGGTGCCGTCAACATGAAAGATGTTCTCAATACAGAGGTGGGAGCCATTATAAGAGCCAAAAACCCAAATGCAGTCACCCAACTTTCGATGCCGTTTGTTGGTCAGGCTGCACTTCCTATTCTGGGAATGTTAGATGAAATTAAAGCCTCCCGGACCGGAATCACAAAAGTTTCCCAGGGTCTGGATGTTGAGAGCCTGACTTCAACTGCAAAAGTTGGTATTGATGCTGGAGTTAAAGCTGCACAAGCACATATTGAATTAATTGCAAGAATTTTTGCCGAAACTGGTCTAAAACCACTTTATAAAGGGGTCCTAAAACTTGTTTGTCAACATCAGGACCGGGAACAGATGGTGCGGCTCAGAAACGAATGGGTACCAATTGATCCAAGATCTTGGGATGCAGATATGGATCTTACCGTAGATATTCCACTTGGGGGGGGTAATGACATTGAAAAAATGACTTTTCTTGACACAATTGCAAAAAAGCAGGAAATGTTGCTGCAACAATACGGTCCTGATAACCCGATTGTCAACTTGAGACAATACTATCAAACTCTCTCCAAGATAGTGCAATTAGCCGGGTTCCAGGACCCATCTGTATTTTTTGGTGATCCTGCTCAGTATCAACCACCTCAGAATCAGGCACCAAAAGAAAAAACTCCTGAAGAAGAGTATATTCAGATCCAGGGTCAGAAAGTTCAAATGGATGCCCAGAATGATATGAGCAAACTTGAGCTTGAAAGGGAGAAGATGATCAGGTTGGATGACAGAGAGAAGGACAGGAACGAAACTCAGGCTCAGTTGTCCATTATGGATATGGAAGCAAAGTACAATACCCGGCTGGATACTGAGAAGATAAAAGCCAACCTAGAACGGAACCGGGAGGCAGGAAAGGAACGGGAAGCAATGATTAAAGCTCAGCAACAGCAGATGCAAGCTCAACAGCAAGCTCAAGCTCAAGCTCAAGCTCAGCAACAGGCACCTCCACAACCTCCACAACCTCCACAACCACCACCAATGCCACAAGGCCCACCAAATGCCTAAACATTATGATCAGAACAGATCAGAACTGAGACAGGGTAGACCAGATACATGGTATGACCCCATCCGGTCTTATTTTGGCACCCTTCCCCAGTGGGACACAACTCTTTCAGGTACTCCAGAAGATGCTGCATTTGTAACAACTGAACTTGCAAAAGATATTAGCCCAGTTGTAGGTCCATACAGATCTGGTGTCCGGTCCACCCAGGAATACAATAAAATGATGGGTCTGCTGGAGAAAGAAGATTACACCGGAGCAATTGAACCAGGTCTATGGTCTCTCTTAGAAGCTACAGATGTAGCACTTACGACTTTAGGAGGTCCACTTCTTGGTGGAGTTCTATCTGCTCCAATTGATCTTGCAAGGGCAATCAAAAGAGGCACAAAGCTAAAGACTGGAGAAGGAATATCTGCAAAGCATAATAATCTTAATCTATTGTTGCATGAAAACACAATTCCGGGGGAGGGTCCTTATAGAATAACAACTTTATCTGGACCATCTACTGGGTCTAGGGGACTTAAAGAAGGTTCCCCACTTTCACATAACGATTTCCCTGACTTAAAATCTGCAGAAAAGCAACTTCTGGAATCAGGATCAGATTTTAAGAAACTTTCTCCAGATAAAGTTGTCCCAGTCAGTCCAGATGCAGTTCCAAAATTAATGAATCAGGTT